ACATCATCGCTATGAAAACCAGAGCGTACCGCCCGGCCTGCGAAATCCTCGCGCAGCTGGGTATATTGTTTCGCTGATTCGCTGCCGATCCGCACCATTGCCTCGTATAGATTGGCGCGTTCGGTCGGTGTCAGCTGATAGCCCACGCCAACTTTATTAGCCAGCCCACGAACCAGAGAATCGATTGACTCGCTGCGCCCGATCCGCTGAATGTCATCGGTCATTACCGCTTCGCCGGGTAACAGCATCTTTGCATACGATTTAATAAACTGCTCATCGTCCACAATATTCATGCCGGTAGTGCCTTTCAGGCTGATTAATTGCTGGCTTTGATTCAACAGCATCCCGGCCTGGCGATATGGTTTCGATAGATCGTCATAATCATCACGCATTGCATTAACGCCCAGGTTATATTGCGCCTGATCCTTGTACTGCCCACCGGTGCCGGCGCGCTGGCCTGTCAATAAATCCTGTTCAGCCTGCCACTGGCTGGCCTTGATTTTCTCCTGCACCATTTTAAACGGTATGCCCAGCTGGGTTTGCATTGCCTGCGCAGCTGAACTTTTACCTAAATCACCGAATCCAGGCGTGGCCATTAAGCCCAGCGCGAATTTCATCTGCGTGCCGAAATCTTCCGGATCGGCCAGCAACCCGCTGCCACCAAATTGACTTTGCAGCTGCTCACCGCCGGGGCGGCCTTCCCCGGTGAACTGTTGCGGATCGACACCCAGCAAACCCTGTGCGCGTTCCAGCCCGCGATCCATCATTGGTTGCATGGCCGCCTGCCTGTTTTCATTCATCCAGGCGCCGAGCTTGGGGAAAAAATCTGATACACCGTATTGAGCCATAATATTAACCGCCTAAAAAGCTGCCGCCCATGCCTTTGCTTGATCCGCTGCTCTGGCTGGTCATCGCCGGGGCGCCAATCAACCCGCCATACTGCTGTAAATTCTGCATCTGCTGGCCTTGCCCTGACATACCCAGCACCGATTGACCCATACCCAGGGCGCCCAGGGCACGCTGCTGATCGCCCTGATATTGCTGGCCATAAAACTGCCCCATCTGTTGCCCCATGTTTTGCGTATTCAATGATTCAGCAACACCGTGGCGCCCGCCACCATAACCGCCAGTCAGTGCAGCCTGGCCACCGCTTTGCTGGTTCATAATGCCCAGCTGATCCTGAAACTGGCCTGCCATCTGATCCAGATAGGGGTTGCCTTGCGGGCTCACCAGATTGCCCCACGCCTGCTGTGCCTGGTCACCCATCTGCTGATTCGGCTGGAACTGGTCGACCAGCCCCTGGCCGCGACTGTATAGATCGGTAAGAAACGGCGCCATGCCGCCCCATACATCGGACGTGCTTTGCTGCTTTGATTTATTGCCGGATAGACTAGCCATTATTTAATTCCCTCGTTAATACCACCATTTTTTCATTAAAGCCGCGATCCTTGAACAGCTTGACCCAGCCACGCCGGCCAGTGATGGCCACTACATCACACTTTAATTCAATTGCCACGCTCAGCAAACCGTCAAACACTTCATCCAGCCATTCGCCCATCTGCGTACCCCATGCCATGCCTACCTCGAATACCCGGCGATCACCTACTGTCACGCTACAGATCAGCGTGGCCAGCGGTTCAAGCTCACCTTCACGCACCGCCACGAATAACAGTAAATCGCCATCAATGGCACCCTGGCGTACTGACTCGGCAGTATGCGTGCCAATGCCGTGCTTTAGCATTTTCTCAATACCAGGCGATACGATCGGCCACATTACATCGACCGATTCGCGTGGAATGGCTGCAAGCTCGATCATTGCTGCGCCGTGCTGGATATGCCCATAAATGCTGTCACCGTGGTGCTGCCCACGAAACTATCGTGAACCAGGGTAATAGTGGCGCGCAGTACATCGCCGCGCGTTAAAAATGAACTGATTGCAATTGCGGTACCCAGCCGAAAATCATCCTGGCCGACATTGCCGGCAGAAAATACCACCAGGTCATTAACTAAAAATTCCAGATTAGCAGCATAGTCTTTATTGCCGGTGCCGAATGGTGTTACATCGGCCACAAGATTCAGCTGATACAAGCCAGACACCGGCGCCGTCCATTCACCTGTTGCGCTATTCCAGCCACCGCCAGGCAGGTCAAAATCAAATGGTTCACCGATAAACAGATTAAAGGTTGTCGGTATCAAATTAATCGGTACGCCCGGTACCGATTGCTGGACATTAACGCCAACCGGAAACTCGTTTAATGCCTGCGCGATCCGGGGCAGCTCATCGTATAGAAACTGAATCAAGCCCGGCAGCGTGTCGGGTATATCCCCTGGTACATAGCGTTCACTCGGCCGCTTTGACATTACCAGTCACCCTGCAATTCATAATCAATATCAACTGAGTTAATCCGCCAGTGCGCATCCTGTTCGCCTGATATTTCCAGTGAGATATAACGCCCTGATACCAGAAAATCAGCTTTCGGCCTTTCCTGGCCGACTATAACACCCACCGCCGCCGCCCAGGCGATCGGTGAATTAGTGTGATCCTGGCTGCCAACCCGGACATTTAACTGCCGCCCGGCCGTGGTGCTATTGCCTTCGGCGTTAGGCCATACAGCTGTAATTAATTTTAACCGCTGTGGCTCACCTAGATCCTTTGTAGTCATTTGCAAATGGATCGGCACCGGCTCACCTTCACGCAAAAACCCCTGGTGAGCCTGTAACAGCTCATTATCATAATCAGCCATTACCATGATATCGCTGGTCGGATTAAACCGGCGCTGGTTCCAGCCATCGGGGTATACGTTCCAGGCTAATGTCTGGCCATCCCAGCTGTGATCGGTGCCAGGATCGCTTAAAATGCCACGCGCCATAAACGACATTTCGGGCACGTCCATAATGCCGAATCCACCGGTATTAATATCCATCACGATAAAGGTATCCGCGTGCAGGTGGCCTGCTTTCGGAAAACAGATATACAGCTGCTTGGATGCATGGCTGGCCGCCAGGTAGGTGCCCAGGTACGCATCCGGATCAATCTGCGTGAATATAAAATCCCTGATCCTGGCATCCACCAGGCTTTCGACTTCAACACCGTTATGCTTTATCACGTCACCATCTGTCATCACGTAATGCACGCCGTACAATTCCTGCCAGCAATTGCGCGCTAATATGCCACTGGTAACAAATGCTTTACGGTTTGAGAATACGAATTGCCCGGCAATATATTGAAGAATTGTGCTGCTGTGCTGCTTGTAAATCATGAACTGATCGCGCATCTGGCCGCCATCAATAATCGCGCCGGTGGTCGCTGCAATGGTAAAGCTGCCGGCCTCGTTATCCGGTGCCGCATCCCATACCTGCGGAATGGCGCCAGGGTTCGCCGCTTCACTCCACACCACCAGCTCAGGAAACTCACCGCCCAGCGTTATATTCATTGCAACCAGGTGATATTTAAACGGGCGCAATGCCTTGCACAGCTGGCCTGCCGGCCAACCCGGCAGCGACAGACAAGGATTAGCGGTTTGCAAATCCCAGAACAGCGGATCACCGGCACCGTAATTCAGCACCGGGATACCGTTTAACACACCGCCAGTCCAATCGCCGGCAGCTGTGACCGGTACGCCGCCGACCGGTGTTATATCGAAATGGCTGGTGCCATCGGTGACAGCGATAACGCCGGCGGTTAATGCCGTATTATTGCCGACATATAGCCAGTAAAACTCGCCATCGGTGGTATAGACCGGCAATAGCCACAGCGGTTTGCACAGCAATGCACCGGCCGCACTGGACCAGCCAGGCGCGGCAGCTGCAAAGCCATTAGGAAATATTACATTGCTGGCACTATCCCAGCTTTCGTAGCCTAGTTCGGCTGGATGAATGTCCTTGATTACGCCATTGGGTCGGATGGTTTGTTTCACGCAGAACCACCGTCAAATATGAATATAATATCGCACATTGACATTACGTGGCCGGGTTTCATTGCCGCCGGCTGCATTAACAAAATCAGATACCAGCGTACCATTATTACCCAGTGGATTTTCAAATTCAAAGCTATTCGTGCCGCTAAATGTGGAAAATGTGCGGCCGGTGGCCTGGACGTCATGCTGGTGGCTGTTAACTTCGCCAGCCTGCCTGGTACCGACATTATCGCCTGTGGTTCCATCACCACGGTCGGTTCGGGCTGCAGCATCCGGATCATTGCCTGCGCCAATATCCTGACCGCGTAGAAACTCACCGCGATAATCCGGCAGGTTAAAAGTAGTGGAACCATCACCGACACCGTATGCCGTGCCCAGTGATGCAAATAACGGGATATTGATACCGGTACGCGACACCGCGCTGCCATCGCACAGCAACCAGTTTGATGAGCTGGCCGCCTCTGCAAACGCCGCCACCATGCCCACGAAATCACTGGCCGGCGCTATATCATTCAGCTGTGCCGGTGTCGCTGTAACCGCCGCGTCAATGTTCGGAAATGAATCCTGTATCGCCTGTTTAACGCCGCGTATATGGTCATCGCCCTGGTTTACGCCATCGGTGCCGGTGGGATTGGTGCGCACCAGGCTGGATATAAACGTGAATACTTCTAATGGCATTTTATACCGCCCGCATTTGTATGCTGTTGCCGCTGAACCGGCCAGCCTGCGCCCTGGTATTCAATAACGCTGAATAGTCAGAATACATTTGCTGCCAGGTAGCCATGCCGGCCTGGTGTTCCAGAAACGGCATAGCCTCGATCATTACCGCGTAAATATACAGGTTAGGAAATACAGCCAGCAACCGGGAAAAGTCAATATCATTAACCAGCTTCGGTTCACGTGCATAGTAAAACATTTCGATTACTACCTGGCTATCTTCACTCGGCGCAGGTATCAGTTCCAGCTGGTGATCCATAATGGTATAAAACTGGATCGGGTTCGGTGAATCACCCTTTAACTGCCTGCCCATATTGTCCAGCTGTTCAGGTGTCAGATATTGCAGCGCAAAGCCGCCATCAAAATCAACCTGTATATTACGCATTTCAATCCAGTCACCGGGCAGCGGTAGAAAGCGCAGGTTTGCGGTGGTGGTGCTGCGAAATTCCTGCTCTGGCAGGCGCATATCGTTATCAATGCGGCGCTGCGCAAACTCGATCCAGTCGAGTATTACGTCATCCAGATCGGTACGTTTCAGGTACCGCTTGATAATGATTTTCAGTTCACCGAAATTCATTATGGCGGTGGATTCAGGAAGTCATTAATGCTGCCGCCACCTATCGGAAATGCCGGCTGTATCCAGCGCCCGCCGCTGATCGCGTTACCGGTGCGGATACCTGATTTAATGGTGTGCTGCTTGCGCAGTGATTTGCGCTTGCCCATGTTCTTACGTGGTTTCGGTTTTGTACTCATGCCTGCACCTTGTACGGTGTCGATTCCGGCGATCGCATAAACTTCTGCAGGGCACGCTTGCGCTGCATTACATCGCCTTCAAACATACCCGGCCACCGCTTGCGGATATGCCAGTAATCCAGTTCAGGAAATGACAGCATCACCCGGCCAAATGATAAATCCTTGATCGGTTTGCTGGTGTCATTGCGTAGTTGCTGATTACGTTCGAGTATCGCGCCCCGGATGGATTTATTCATCACAGGGCGCGTATGCATCACGTCATCGGTGCCAACGTGTATCTCTACACCGGTAACACCATCGGCAGATATAACCTGGCCGGTCATTACTGCTTAGGCAGGTACGGCCAGCATCGGCAAAGTGAAATCGATATCCCCGATTACTGCCTGGCCTTTCTCGTTTAATACCATCAAAGTGTAGTCGACTGCCAGCTGGCGCTTGTCTGCCAGGCCAGTTTTCGCTAATTCCTCAGCGCGTAGACCGTGCAAAATGCCCCGGCGTAACAGTGACATATCGAGAATAAATACGCTTGCCACATCATCGGTGCCGCCCAGCAGGCTGTCATACTTCTGCTGTAACCGGTTCGGCACAAATTCCAGCGTGCCAAAGTCAGTAATGAAGTAGTTGACCGCGCCCAGTGCCGCGGCTTTCTCCATTGATTTGCCCTGGTCGCTTTCCAGTGTCGCGATCCGCGCCGTGCTGGTGAACATATAGCCGCTTATTTGGGCAATTAGTTCAGGTATGGTCATCAATACACTGGATTCACCGCCCTCGATATACACTGCCTGCACCATATCCCTGATTTCGGATTCAGCGATCGCTTTCAGCGTACCAGCGAGCGCAGCTGTAACCAGGCCGGTGGCAGCCACATAACCTGTGCGGGCACCAGTGGTGCCTAGCACGTTATTGGTTTTCAGCCATGCATCCAGGCCAGCGGAAAGGCCGGCCACGGTGTCACCGTCATCGGCCACACTCGCCTGCCCGGTTAAATTGATTGCCTCGCAATCCCGGTATAGCTCAATCTGCCGGCGTGATACCTGATAGGCCAGTTCATCGCTGCGGCCAATGCTTGCGCTGTGGCGTGCCCTGGTGGTAACGGATACGGCCTTCGTGCTGATCTGGCAATGATTGCCCTGGCGTTCGCCCGCTTTCGCGTTCAACTTAACATTGTCCAGGCCATCGATTACCGCGTTCGTGATATCTGGCGCGGCGAGCTCGTCAACCGTCCAATCCTTGCGCGCGTTCTCTACTGGTTCGGTGCCTACCCGATCCATGAATGGAAGTGGGACATGGCTAATATCCCAAATGGCTTTCATAACATCTTCGTGTATTAGCCCGCCTGTTAATGCCGCTTTTAAATCGGCACTCGAAAATTCATCATCTGGATTTGCCATCGTTACTACCCTCTATTAGATCACCGATGGCACGGATTTTATCTGTTTGCGTGCCGGTGCGGCCGATCTCAATTGCTGTTTTCGCGGTAGTGGTTTTAATTTGCGGTGCGGCAGGTTTCTGCGCTTTTGATAGATTCGCGGCTGCACTGAGCGCCTCGCGCCCGGCCTTCGCCTTGCCCAGCATCACGGTGTAATCGTGTAGCACCTTAATAACGCGGTGGTCATCGATACCGATAAACTGCTGTTCGGTGAATCCGTATTGCTTTGCGGTGGCCAGCATTGCCGCGCTTGCCTGCTTTTTAACTTCCGGTTCCGCCCATTTCGGGTAAACCTTTAAAAGCATTTGCGCTTCATGTTCTGCATTAAAGGCCATTTGATCCTGCGCGGCTTTCAGCAGTTCCGGCTTAACTTCGCCCAGCATAACGGCCAGGCTGTTCAATTGCTGCCTGGCTACCATCTGCTCATTTTCCTGATCGCGCCGGGTTTCATCCCACGCCTCACGATCCGATTCAAACGACTTACTGGCCTGGTAGTGATCCTTTAACTGGCTAATGGTCTGGCTCTCGCCGCCTTCGCCATCGCCATCGCTGGCGCTGATCGGTATTACCAAATCATAATCGATTGCAGGCGGTTCGGTAGGATCATCGTCCGGCTCTGGCTGCTTGCCTGCCGGTGGTGCTTCTACTGGTTCGCCTGGTGCATCCTGCTCGGCTGGTTCGGGTTCGTGGCTCTCGCCGCGTATCAGTTCAGCAATTTCGGATACCTTCCCGATATCCGTGGCCTGGATCACGCCTGCATCTATATTGCTCTCGCTCATGCTGCATCATCCAAAGCCGTTAACCACTTATAAAACTTTGAAGATACGCTGTCAAGCGCGTCCAGTTCATACAATAGCTGCTGGCGCCGGGTTTGCACTCGAGTCT